CAACAATACAAGAAATCAACCCAGACTTGCAAGGATAAGATAAGCCTGAACGAGAATGAACTAGATCGCATCGAGGAAAAGATTGATGAGATGAACAAGCTCAAGCTTAAGCAAAAAGGTCTCTTGAATGATATGGAAAGAGAGATCAAGGACGCTAACATGGTCGTGTTCTCAAAAGTGAACAAGATACAGGTCATCAACAGTAACATAAGCAAGGCGAAACGACAGATCGGAGATTTAGAGGAAAGGATCAATCATATTGTCAATGACTTATTCAATGATTTATTCGACAAGGTAGAGATCTCTTTCAAGAGATTATCCAGCGCAATCAAGATCGCCTCCGAATCCATATCGTCGCTAGAGGGAGCAATCAAGGTCAATGAGGAGTTGATAAGCAAGCTGGAGAGCGAGACAAATGAGTCTGTTATCGTGTCACTTCAAACCTCATTGAAAGAGTATAAGAAGAAGAGAGCCTTGATCTACAAGAAACATAACGAGCTGGAAGATCGGATTAAGACCTTAAACACCCAAGAAGCTAGATTCATAGCATTCAAGACCTATCTGGCTAACAGTAAAGTCGAGGCTTTAAATGAGATAACCAATGGCTTCCTAGAGCAAATAGGTAGCGACTTGAGAGTTAGGTTTGACGGTTATACCATGCTAAAGTCCGGAAAGATACGTGACAAGATCTCGGTATCCCTGTTACGAGATGGTATTGACGCTGGTAGTTTCTCTAAATTCTCTGAAGGCGAGAAAGCTAGGATACAACTAGCCACGATCCTAGCAATGAATACCCTTACAAACAATAACGCAGACTTGAACAAAGGATTGGATATTCTGGTGCTTGATGAGATACTTGCAGCTGTTGACGAGGAAGGGTTGACATTCATTCTTGAGTCATTAAATAAACTCAAGATCACTTCTCTGGTTGTGTCTCATGGCAAGACAGCGGAGTCATACCCATATAAATTAGTAATAACCAAACAAAACGGAATATCAACTATTGGATAATCATATCAAAGTTCCCGTAGATTTAAAGAAAGAAGATATATTGGCGCTTGATATAGCCACGCATACGGGATACTACTCAACCCACGGATCGGGCACGTGGGATTTCACTGAAAAGAAATCTAACGATTGGAAACAACACCTTGATTTCAGAACCACATTATTAAATTTTATCCAGAAAAACAACATTAGGCTCATAGCCGCAGAGGATGTAAACGTAGGTGGTCGATTCTCCGGTATGAGAAAACTAAGTGAGTTTAGGGGTATCTTGATGGAGATATGCGATACTATTGGTCTCCCAGAGCCAATCTTCGCCAATGTATCAGCTATCAAGAAGTTCGCTACCAATAACGGAAACGCCAGCAAGGA